ACTTGAATCAAAAATCTTGACATTTACTATAGAAAGATCACTAATTAGTGAGCGTTGTATTGTGCCGTCGGTTATTCTAGGTTTTAAAATTTTTGGGTCTTCAAAGGTTCCGGTTGAGTTAAGATCACCTAGAATTTGAAAATTTCCAGAAACTGTAAAGTTTCCTCTAACTGTAACAAGATCATTGTCATTATATATATATGGACAACTATTAAAATCATTAGTGCTAATCTCTCTAATATATAATTTTTCAACGGCCAAATTTTTTATATCAGTTTTCATAGTATTAGGCGTTTTTAAAATAATATTATTCCTTTTATTTTCAATAATTAAATCATTATTATTATTGTTATCAAATTGAGTATCAAATACTACATCACTTTTGTAAATATATGTTGCATTAATACCCCACGGAACAATATCAGAAAACAACTTACTATATTGGATTGTATTAGTTGAACCATTTATAGTATAGCTTAAATCACTTATAGTATAACTAGTCATACTATATATATTTAGAATATATATAATATATTTTATATTTTATATATTTAGAATATGTTATATACTATTTTATATTTTATATAAAACATAATTATGTATATAATAAATTAAACTATATTGAAGTTTTAGCACAGGCTGTAGGATTATTAGTAATTCCATCCCAATGTATATTGCATTCTTTTGCCCATTTATTTTTTTCACAAATTATATCATCAGGCGAAGAACCATTTGCAGAAAATAAAGCATGTGGATATGTGCGACAATTTGGTGTTGAATAACCATCATTTATATATGTATTATTTTTACATTGTTTTTTACCTTGACTATCATAATCTACATCCCAGTAATCTGGACAATCACTTATAACTGGTGGATATACTTCGGTCTCTTTATTTTTCATAACAATATTTGCAATAATTATTAATCCAATTATTAATAATATTGTAGAAACAAATAATACACTTTTATTAAAAGTTGTTAACATTATTATATTATTATTATATTAATTATATTATAAAAATTATTAATAAAAATTATAAATAAAAATTATAAATAAAAATTATAAATAAAAATTATAAATAAAAATTATAAATAAAAATTATAAATAAAAATTATAAATAAAAATTATAAATAAAATATATTATTAATTATAATAACAAATAATGAACCAATACAATGGTAAAGTAAATATTATGGGTCCAAATATAGCAACACAGTTTTCTATGATGGATAGAATTCCTATAAATACTAATACTAATTATCAAAATGTATTGGTTGGTACTTTTGAAAGATCACAATTATCAGAGAAATACTTTTCTAAAAATAATATAGAATTAATACAAAATAGTATTCGTAAAGGTGTTTATGACAAATCAAACCAACGTATTTTAATTGATAAACAACCGGAAGATCAAATAGTATTAGTCATGAGATCAATGTATTTACAATATTCTAAAAATTTAGACATAAATATATCAAAACAAATAGAAGAGTTAAATAATCATGTTCTAAATTATTGTATAACAAGTGTTTATAATGAAGCAGTTGCTTATTTAAAATATAAAGAAGATGCTAGTTCCATGCATAAACCCATGCAACATCCAATATATTCAAATAAAACAAACAAAACATTGGAACAAAAGTTTGGTTTTTAATAATGTTTAATAATGTTTAAATAATTATATAATTTTATTTAAACATATTATATATGGCACAAAATAAAATAGTTACTAGTGTTAGTGCATTAACAGATGAAACATTAACTCCAACTGAAAATGTTGTTTGTATTGATACTAGAAATAGTCGGATTGGAGTAAAAAAATTGCAACCACTCTATGAAATAGATGTTAGCGGGCAAATTAACACTAACAGTTTAACTATTAACAATAATTCTACTATTCTAAATAGCTTAGGAATTATTACTAATAATTTAACTACATCTACTTTAACCACAGCTAATTTAACGTCATCTAATACTATTAATATAGGTCTTAACAGTATAAGTAGTGCTGGTATAAATTTTATTAATAGTTCAGTAAAATGTAATGATATTAGTTGTATAGTTATTAAATCTATTAGTGGAAATTTTACTAACTCTGTAATAACTAATTTAAGTGCTACTGATTTAAGTAGTACTAATTTATACGTACAAAATATTAAACCACTTTTATCAAACCAATCCATAACAATTGATGGTTCTTTAAATGTAAATAATGTTTTACTTGTTAAAAATATTAATCCATTAGTTGGCAGACGTGATATTTCTATTAATGCTAATGTTTGGATTGATGGTTCATTGAATATTCTTGGTCAAACTTCCGGTTCAACTACTGTTACAAGTTTTAATGTAACAACTAGCTATATAAATCTTATGTCTGATGATAGATTAAAACATAATGAGGAAAATATTAAGAACGCTTTATTAACAATAAGAAAATTAAATCCTCAAATTTATCAAAAAACAACCAATTTTAAAAATATACATTATAGGGGTCCATTAACTGAATCTTTTATAGTAGAAGCTGGTCTAATAGCCCAAGACGTTGCAGAAATTGATGAACTAAAATTTAGTGTAATTAATGGAAATGAAAAAACACCTTATTATATAAATTATAATAATATTTTTATATATTGTTTAGCAGCTGTAAAAGAATTAGATGCTAATCTTGAAAATTTAAAAAATTTATTAAATGTAAAGAATCAAACTAATAATAGTTCAAATAATAATGAATCCTCTAATAATGAATCATCTAATAATGAATCATCTAATAAATCATCTAATAATGAATCATCTAATTATGATTTAATAAATATAATAAATAATCAAAATATTCAAATGCAAGAATTAATAAATAAAATAAGTATTTTAGAAAATAGAATTAGCATTATTGAAAGTGCATTTTAAAGTATTATATAATTTTATATAGTTTAAGTAATATAAAATTGGTAGAAATAATTATTTAAAAATTATTTAAAAATATATATATAAAAACTATTTATATTTTTAATATAATATGCCTGATGACTCTATTAATACACTAATAGGCACTTTTTCATATATTCCAGAGACTATAGGAGCACAAGCAATGGACCAATGTATATGTATAGATACATCCACCAATAGAATTGGTATAAATACATTAACTCCAGAATATGCTATTGATATTAATAATTTTTCTTCTACTAATCCCCAATATATTAGAACACCTAGACTTATTATAAGTGATATAAGTAGATTATCATTTGCTAATACTATTCCAAATATTTCATTATTAAATAGGGGAGAAATTTATGTTGATGCCTCTAACTATTTAAGAATTAGAGAATAATTAAATAACAATTTTAAGTTTTAATATGAGCAAAATAGTATTTTGCTATATTAAAATGGATATAATAGAATTATTTAATAATCGAGATATTAATACTAATCAACCTTTAATATATAGAACAAACACTACATTTTTAGTAAATTATACAGATAATTCTATGTTAATTGATAGTTCTAAAAGTATATTATTACGAACTCCAAGTACTGATTTTGTAAAAGTAATTGGAAGATTAGGAGTTGATATAGATCCAAGCAATATTTATAGTTTACATGTTTTAGGAGATACATGCATAAGTGGATCTATTATTACTAATGGAGGTATTGTTTCTAATGGACCTATTGTTTCTAATAATATTAATAAACTAACAACTGATATAAGTTTATTATTTGAATATAGTACTGAATTAAATGCTAATTTTATTAGTTTATATGAAAATGTTGATGATTTTAGTTTAAACTATTATACTTTTAAAAATAGTACTATTTCTAATATAAATGAAATTAAAATAGACATAAGTTCAGGATTTAAGTATAATAATGATTTAAGTGCAACTTTACTTGATTTAAGTATAAATCATTATACATTAAAAAATAGTTTTATTGATTTAAGTTCGCGTCATTATAGCTTAAAAACAGAGTTTAATGATTTAAGTGCATCCAAAGCTAGTTTACAATCCGAAGTTAATATATTAACTACTAATCTAATTAGTGTTAGTAATGAATTATATAACATATTTAGTAATTTCATATATTCTATAAAAACTGGATTTTGGGGTACACTAGAATTTATTGGTAATGAAGAATTTAGGATTAATGATCTACAATTTCGTGTTGGGTGGTTAATTGAATGGCCTACAGTTCGACTTTTTAGAAGTAATTATAATTCTATCAATACTAACTATGTTATTTCAAGTAATGATAGATTGTATTCATTGGATTCTTCTTTAATTATACAAGTTAAGTCAATTAATAATAATTCATTTTCTACTACTAGCGAAAGTGAAACTCTATTTGTAACACAATCTAATATTAGTATTTATAGTGAATTATTAAATAATGATTCCTTAAAACAAATAACACTGAATCTTGCAAATATAGATACTATTAATAATGGTCTTATTTCGATTTATTATAATCCTTTATATAAAGGATTTTTTGGAACTCTTCTTTTAACAAATAATAATGCTGTTAACATGATTTATAATTATGCTTATAATACTATAAATGGGATTAGTTTTGAAAGTAGTCCAGATTTACTAACTAGTAATACCAATTATAGTATTACTATTAGCAATGAAGTTAGAGTTAAAGATAATAACACTCCTTTATTATTAACTTTAACACCGGATGTTGGTTATGATATTAGTATTACTGCATTACTTGCCAAAAGTATTAATTTAAATATAGAACCATTACGAGTTTTTACTGAAGGTTATGTAGGTTATCAATTAAACTTACTTCCATTTAATAGTAACTTAGAAGATGGACTAATTGGACTAAGTTTTGAAGTGTATAAAACAGGGTTTTTTGGAATACTTGCATTAGCAAACAAAACTAATGGATCAAGGTTTGACTATAGTTACAACTATATTAGTATTAAAGATTCTAGTATTAATAAAATTACACAAACATTAAATGGTCAGCAACTATCTACTTATAGCATTATTAATTATAGTTATTATAGTGGTATACAAACACTAAGCGGACAAGAGTTAAGTTATAATAGCATTACTAGCGCAAATAGACTAGCCTATGCTAATAGTCCATTAAATTTGTCTTTACTAATATATGATGGTTATGATATAAGTGTTAATGCATTGTCCAATACTATTGTTGGTATTAGTAATAATATATTGAATGCTACAAGGCTATTTAGCACTTCTAATAATATTAACTACAATTATAATATAATTCCATTAAGTTCAAATTTAGTAAATGGACTAATTGGACTAAGTTTTGAAATGTATAGAACAGGATTTTTTGGAACTTTTGCATTAGGAAACAAAACTGGCGCAGCCAGATTTGACTACAGTTACAATTATATTAGCATAAGTGGTTCTAATGTTACATCTAGATTTTCTAATTTTTTTACATTAATAACACAAATAAGTCCTCCAAGTCCCAATAAAAATTATTTTGGAATTTATGCAACAAAATTTGCTAAAACTACTAATAATAAGACAATTAAAGTTGCATTTGGTAATCCACTTTATAATTACATTTACTTTTGGAATGGAACAACTATAAGCAATGAACTTATTTTATTGCCTATGCCAAGCACATACAACAATATTGGAGTAACCGTTAGCATCGATAATGTAGGACAGTATATAGTATCTGGAGGGCGAGTCGATAGGTTGAGCTTAACTTTTGGGGGTAGAATATGGTCAACAACTCCGCCCTATAATTCTACTATAATAAATTATCCAGGCTTCCCCCCTCAATCAGAAAGCAACTTTACTATGTCTGCACATATTAGTGGAAATGGACAACGAGTTTTTGTAGGAAGTCCTCTTTTTAATAATATTTATGCCTTTTCACACACTGATTTGTCTTTAACTCAAATTGGAGGAGCTATTAGTGCTGGTGGTTTATATAATCAAAATTCTTTTTCTATGAACGGTTTTGCTTCAGATAATGATGGAACTTATTTAATAACAAGTGCATATTTAGATAATTATGCCAGAGGATATGTTATTTTGTATCGTTTTAATAATTCAACATGGGTTCAAACCCATGGATTTTCTGGAACAGCTAATAACGATTTTTTTGGATCTTCTATTGATATGAACTGTGGTTCAGGAGAATGGGCTTGTGCAGGTGCACCTAATGCAACTACTCCTTATGTTAAAATATATAAAAGAAACACTATAACTAATGATTGGACGGAATTTCAAACACTAAATGGGACAAATGGTTCAGGTTTTGGAATATCTGTTAGTTTTAATGAATCGGGTTCTAATTTATATGTAACTACAACTAATACTGAAACTTTTTATTATACAAGACTTGATAATAGTGAGCAATTTACTTTGACTTCAACTATACCTAGTCAAGAACCAACTTCTAATGAATATGCACAATGTGTATCTACAAATAGTTCAGGAAACCAAGTTATTTTAGTAAAATCTTCAACTACTGTAGCTAGTGCTTATTATTTAGATAAGCATAATATTACTATTAGCAGTGCTAATAGACTCGCATATGCTACTAGTCCATTAAATTTATCATTAGTAATGGCTAATGGTTATGATATAAGTGTGAATGCATTGCCAAATTCTATTGTTGGTATTAGTAATAATATACTAACAAGTCCAAGACTATTTGACACTTCTAATAATATTAACTACAATTATAATATAATCCCATTAACTTCCTATTTATTTGGTGGAAATATTGAATTAAATTTTGAAATGTATAGAACGGGATTTTTTGGAACTTTTGCATTAGGAAACAAAACTGGTACAGCTAGGTTTGATTACAGTTACAACTATATTAGTATAAGTGGTTCTAATGTTAATAGTATTATACAAACATTAAGTGGCGTGGCATTAATTAATAATGACATTAGTAGTGCAAATAGACTTCGCTATGCTGATGCATCATTAAATTTATCCTTAGTAATATACAACGGTTATGATATAAGTGTGAATGCGTTGCCTAGTACTATTATTGGTATTAGTAATAATATATTGAGTGCTACTAGAACATTTAACACTTCTAATAATATTAACTACAATTACAATATTATTCCATTAAGTTCGTATTTATTTGGTGGAACCATCGGACTAAGTTTTGAATTGTATAGAACTGGGTTTTTTGGAACTTTTGCATTAGGAAACAAAACATCTGGTGCGAGGTTTGATTACAGTTACAACTATATTAGTATAAGCGGATCAAATGTTAATAGCATTATACAAACGCTAAGCGGTGTGGCATTAATTAATAATGACATTACTAGCGCAAATAGACTAGCATATGCTGATGCGCCATTAAATTTGTCCTTAATAATAGCTGACGGTTACGATATAAGTGTGAATGCGTTGCCAAATTCTATTGTTGGTATTAGTAATAATATATTGAGTGCTACTAGAACATTTAACACTTCTAATAATATTAACTACAATTATAATATAATCCCATTAACTTCCTATTTATTTGGCGGAACCATTGGACTAAGTTTTGAAATGTATAGAACGGGATTTTTTGGAACTTTTGCATTAGGAAACAAAACAGCTGGTGCTAGGTTTGATTATAGTTACAACTATATTAGTATAAGCGGATCAAATGTTAATAGCATTATACAAACGCTAAGCGGTGTGGCATTAATTAATAATAGCATTACTAGCGCAAATAGACTAGCATATGCTGATGCACCATTAAATTTGTCCTTAGTAATATACAATGGTTACGATATAAGTGTGAATGCATTGCCGAATGCTATTGTTGGTATTAGTAATAATATACTAACTAGTCCAAGGCTATTTAATACTTCTGATAATATTAACTACAATTATAATATTATTCCATTAAGTTCGTATCTATTTAACGGAACCATTGGACTAAGTTTTGAAATGTATAGAACAGGATTTTTTGGAACTTTTGCATTAGGAAACAAAACTGCTGGTGCCAGGTTTGATTATAGTTATAACTATATTAGTATAAGTGGGTCTAATGTTAATAGCATTATACAAACGCTAAGCGGTGTGGCATTAATTAATAATAGCATTACCAGCGCAAATAGACTTCCCTATGTTACTAGTCCATTAAATTTATCCTTAGTAATATACAATGGTTACGATATAAGTGTGAATGCATTATCAAATTCTATTGTTGGTATTAGTAATAATATATTAACTAGTGCAAGTAGAACATTTGATATTTCTAATATTAACTATAATTATAATATAATCCCATTAACTTCATATTTAGTAAATGGAAACATTGGACTAAGTTTTGAAATGTATAGAACTGGATTTTTTGGAACTTTTGTATTAGGAAACAAAACTAGTGCAGCCAGTTTTGATTATAGTTACAGCTATATTAGTATAAGTAGTTCAAATGTTAATAGTATTATACAAACGCTAAGTGGACAATCATTAATTAATAATGACATTACCAGTGCAAATAGACTTGCATATGCTACTAGTCCATTAAATTTAACATTAGTAATAGCTGCCGGTTACGATATAAGTGTGAATGCATTGCCCAGTGCTATTGTTGGTATTAGTAATAATATATTGAGTGCTACTAGAACATTTAACACTTCTGATAATATTAACTACAATTATAATATAATCCCATTAACTTCTTTTTTACTAGGTGGAACCATTGGACTAAGTTTTGAAATGTATAGAACAGGATTTTTTGGAACTTTTGCATTAGGAAACAAAACAGCTGGTGCTAGGTTTGATTACAGTTATAACTATATTAGTATAAGTGGTTCAAATGTTAATAGTATTATACAAACACTAAGCGGACAAGAGTTAAGTAATAATAGCATTACTAGCGCAAATAGACTCGCATATGCTACTAGTTCATTAAATTTGTCCTTAGTAATATACAATGGTTATGATATAAGTGTTAATGCGTTGCAGACTAGTATTATTGGTATTAGTAATAATATATTAACTAGTCCACGTAGAACATTTGATATTTTTAATATTAACCACAATTATAATATAATCCCATTAAGTTCGTATTTATTTGGTGGAACCATTGGACTAAGTTTTGAATTGTATAGAACAGGATTTTTTGGAACTTTTGCATTAGGAAACAACACCGCTAATACAATAATTGAATACAGTTATAACTATATTAGTATAAGTGGATCCATATATACTAATGCATCTAATGCATCTACATTTTACTTAATAATACAAAAAAGTCCTCCATCTAACTCAGTTAATACCTTTGGACAAAATAGTACTAAATTTGCTAAAACTACAAATACTAATAACAATGGCACATTTAAAGCTGCAATTGGTGCCCAGACAGTTAATGGAGTTTATTATTGGACCGGAACAACTACAAATAATCAACTAATTTTATTACAATCTCCAAGCACTGCTTTTAATTTAGGTCAAGTTGTGGCTATTGATAATGCTGGACAGTATATAGTATCTGGTGGTTATGTAAGCAATGGTCAAGCATACGGAGGTAGAATATGGTCAACAACATCTCCTTATAATTCTACTATAATAAATTATCCATTTCTCGGTAGTTCTGGTTCCTTTATTATGTCTGTACATATTAGTGGAAACGGACAACGAGTTTTTGTAGGAAGTCCTCTTTTTACTAAAATTTATGCCTTTACACATAATAATTTGTCTTTAACTCAAATTGGTGGAGCTATTACTTGTGATGTTACTGATGATACAAATACTTTTACTACAAAGGGGTTTGCATCAGATAATAATGCAAATTATTTAATAACAAGCGCATGGAACTACTATTATGGTACTGGATTAATTGTTATGTATCATTTTAATGCTACAACATGGATTCAATCAGGAAGTGTTTTTTTTGGAACAAATTATGACAGTTATTTTGGAACTTCTATTGATATGAACTGTGGTTCAGGAGAATGGGCTTGTGCAGGTGCACCGAATGCAACTACTCCTTATGTTAAAATATATAAAAGAAATACTACAACTAATGCTTGGACGGAATTTCAAAGACTAACAGGAAGCAATGGATCTGGTTTCGGCACATCTGTTAGTTTTAATGAATCAGGTTCTAATTTATATGTAACTACAACTAATACTGAAACTTTTTATTATACAAGACCTAATAATAATGAGCTATTTACTTTGACATTAACTATACCTGTTCAACAACCAACTTCTAATGTGCTTGGACAATGGGTATCTACAAATAATTTAGGAACCCAAGTTATTTTAGTAAAATCTTCACCTTCTGCAGCTAGTGCTTATTATTTTGAAAATACTGGGGGAAAGCTAAACGGTGGGAATTTAATTATTGATACTATTAGCAGTGCAAATAGACTAGCATATGCTACTAGTTCATTAAATTTGTCTTTATTAATAGCAGACGGTTATGATATAAGTGTGAATGCATTGCCCAGTTCTATTGTTGGTATTAGTAATAATATATTAACAAGTCCAAGACTATTTAACACTTCTAATATTATTAACTACAATTACAATATAATCCCATTAACTTCATATTTAGTAAATGGAAACATTGGACTAAGTTTTGAATTATATAGAACGGGATTTTTTGGAACTTTTACATTAGGAAACAAAACTGCTGGTTCAAGGTTTGATTATAGTTACAACTATATTAGTATAAGTGGATCATTAATCGATGCTTTTGGTATATATAGATTTACATTAATAACACAAAAAAATCCTACTTTGGTTACTCTGGAAGTAGGAAATTTTTTTGGAGAAAATGCAATAAAATTTGCTAAAACTACTAATACTAATAACAATGGTACGTTTAAAGCCGCAATTGGTGCAAAAAGAGCAAATGGAGTTTTTTATTGGACCGGAACATCTATAAGTAATGAATTTATTTTATTGTCCTCACCTGTGGCTGCATTACGTATTGGCACAACAATTGGTATTGATAATGCCGGACAGTATATAGTAGGGGGTGGTTACGTTCAAAAAATTAATCTTAGTGATGTAAATAATTCTTATGGAGGTAGAATATGGTCAACAACACCGCCTTATAATTCAAGTGTAATAAAATATCCATTTCCTAGTGCCGTTACTGGTAATTTTGATATATCCATACATATTAGTGGAAATGGACAACGAGTTTTTGTAGGAAGTTGGCTATTTCGTAACTTTTATGCCTTTTCACATAATAATTTGATATTAACTCAAATTGAGAATGCTATTACTTGTGATGTTACCGATACTGGTAATAGTTTTACTACCTCCGGTTTTGCTTCAGATAATAATGCAAATTATTTAATAACAAGCGCATGGAACAACAATAGTGCTACTGGATTTATTGTTATGTATCATTTTAATGCTACAACATGGATTCAATCAGGAAGTGTTTTTCATGGAACAGCTATTAACAATAGATTTGGATTTTCTATTGATATGAACTCTGGTTCAGGAATAGTGTGTTGTGCAGGTGCACCTAACGCAACTCCTCCTTATGTTAAAATATATCAAAGAGTAATTACTACATGGTCAGAGTTTCAAAGACTAGATGGAACTAGTGGTTCAGGTTTTGGCACATCTGTTAGTTTAAATGAATCGGGTTCTAGTTTATATGTAACTACAACTAGTGCCGAAATTTTTTATTATACAAGACCCAATAATAATGAGCAATTTACTTTGACTTCAACTATACCTAGTCAAGAACCAACTTCTAATGCACGGGGACAATGGGTATCTACAAATAGTTCAGGAACCCAAGTAATTTTGGCAAAATCTTCTAGTGTTGATCCTTGGCCGGCAACTGCTTATTTTTTTGATTATCTTTCTTATGCTTTTAATATAAGTGGCGAGGCATTAACTAGTCACGAGATTAGCAGTACAAATAGAGTAGTAACTTCAAATAATCCATTAAATTTGTCTTTATTAATATATGACGGTTACGATATAAGTGTGAATGCATTGCCAAATTCTATTGTTGGTATTAGTAATAATATACTAACAAGTCCAAGGCTATTTAATACTTCTAATAATATTAACTACAATTATAATATAATCCCGTTAACTTCTTTTTTACTAGGTGGAACCATTGGACTAAGTTTTGAAATGTATAAAACAGGATTTTTTGGAACTTTTGCATTAGGAAACAAAACGGCAGGTGCCAGGTTTGATTATAGTTATAACTATATTAGTATAAGTGGGTCTAATGTTAATAGCATTATACAAACGCTAAGCGGTGTGGCATTAATTAATAACAACATTACCAGTGCAAATAGACTTCCCTATGCTACTAGTCCATTAAATTTGTCCTTAGTAATATATAATGGTTACGATATAAGTGTGAATGCGTTGCCAAATTCTATTATTGGCATTAGTAATAATATATTGACTAGTCCAAGTAGAACATTTGATATTTCTAATATTAACCACAATTATAATATAATCCCATTAAGTTCCTATTTATTTGGTGGAACCATTGGACTAAGTTTTGAAATGTATAGAACAGGATTTTTTGGAGCTATAGTACTAACTAATAATGGGGGTTCTACTATTGATTATAGTTATAATTATATTAGTATAAATAGTTCTATAATTTATTCAACTTTAATACCTATAACTAATAGTTTGTCCAATACTAGAACTATTAGTGGGGAAGTAAGACTTAGAGACGCAACTAGTCAAATAGCAATGAATATAAGAACCGCTTCTTCAGCCGCAGATATTAGTTATAGTATTAATGGTGGAACTATTAATACTTTTGTAATTACTACAATTAGTTCTTATAAACATTCTAATTTTAACATACTTCCCAATATTAATAATTTAGTAAATGGAACATTAACTTTTAATCTAATACAACCACCATCAACAAACACAGGTTGGTATGGTAATTTATATATTGTTAATCAAATTATAGGAGGAGGTGGAAGATATTTTATTTTTAAGGCAAGTGATGCTACTGGGACAATTAATGTTTTACCAACACAAGTTGATGCTGGACAAACTTATACAATAGAAGTTCAACCAGGAAATAGACTTCCAACTATGAGCTCAGTTATTACTTTTGAAATTACTGTGTTTCAACAAAATAGTGCTGGATATGACACTGCTAAAATTAGTGGAGCAACTTATTCAGGATATTTATATAGCGGCCCTGCTTCTATAACAGCAAATTCTGCAGGCACTAATATAACAATTACTATACCAGTTGATGATGACACATAAATATGGAGGAGTCCAGCGGAATCCGTATTAACGCTAGTATGCTTATCGCACTCGGTATTTAATAACAAGCGCTATTTAATTACTTTATGATACTTTTAAAAGTATAAAAGGTTGGTTTTAAAAAATAAATTTTTTATTTATTATATACTATTTATATAATAAATGCCTAATGACCCACGTTTAAAGTTTAAGAAAAAGGTATATGTTCCAAGTCATAATTTAATGTATGAGCAAAGAATAGGAGGAGGTGCCGAGAAGGAGGATTAATGATTAAAAACACTCCATTAATTTATATTCCGCAATTTCACCATAAATATACATGGCTCAATATTTTAGCATTATAATAGCCTTGTGATTTTTTCTTTTCTAAACTAATTGCTTCGCCTCTTTTTTTGGTTCCAGAATGTCTATTAAAATAATTGCGCATTCGTTTTCTATCATTATGATTTTTATGCGAATAATATTTAAGCGGAGTTCTATCTTTATATTGTTGATAATCTGATGCTCCAAAATGTATTTTGCGTATTTTTTGGGTTGTCTTATTTTGCACGTATGCTGTGTATTTTTTTCCATGCGGTCCTTTTTCAAATTTTATAATTTTTTCTTTCATACTTTTATTCATATTATAATATTTTTATATATAATAAATATTATAGTATAATAGTATAATAAAAAATGATAAATATACCTATTAAATATTTACCTCGTCGTCTTACTTTGAAAGATAAAAAACTACAAATAAAACAATTAAAAGCTTCGCGTAACGCATATAAAAAGAAGCGCTATTTAACACGAAAAAGTTTAGACTCCTATAAATCCAAAAAATCGGGCCATATAGCAAAAGCGCAAAAGTTATATAAACTAAAAAATATAGCAATAAATTATGAGTTAGTAAATGCAACCGGTTGTTCTAAAAATGCATTATCACAAATTGTTAAAAAAGGTCGTGGTGCATATTATTCTTCTGGTTCGCGCCCCAATCAAAGTGCACATAGTTGGGGTTATGCGCGTTTAGCAAGTGCTATTAGCGGAGGCAAAGCAGCCGCAATAGATTATAAAATATTAGAACGTGGTTGTTCGGCAAACTCAAAAGCACTAAAATTAGCACTTAAAGCAAGAAATAATGGAACACGAAAAGTACCAAAAATTAAACTATTTTAATATTAACTTGCATTTCGTAGACCACCAAAACCATTTTGAAAATATAGCACATTATATTTTTCTTCAATCACATACAAATTATAATAATATTTATATATACTTGTTGGATCTTTTGATGTTGCTATTATTGCATTTGTTACAGGGTCACATATTGTTGTAAAATTAACATTACTTGGATCAATTGGTGGATTATTATAATTATTGTATTCAAATTCAATCGATTTAAATCTATTTGTATTGAATGCACCATTTGGTTGCATTTTAAAAGGATCTGTTGTTAACGCAAAATTGTAAAAATATAATCCCACTTTTGAAGATGAACCATTTGACTTATTATATCTTTCTATTTTGCTGAATACACCACTATCAAAGGTTTGTTCTCTATATTTACCATCACATATTATACCAAAATTTTTCATAATTTCACAAAAATTTTGTTGTTCATAAACACTAAGAGCATAACCTGTATAATAAATATTTTTTGAAATATCAGTGTTATAACTAACATTTGGACTATAATATTCATAGTTAGAGTTTATTTTTACTTTTTGTAAATCATTTGGGATACTATCTTCATAAGGCCAATTAGTATAATTTGACCACTCATTTCTATTTTTTACATCGCTCCTCCGAAAATACCACATCCAACTACTAATTAAACCATTTGATTCTAATTTGATTTTATTAGTCTTAATCACTTTTTCAAACTCATATTCTTTAATTTCTTTAATTAAATAACTTTGACTATTTTTGGCAAACATTTCGCGCTCACCACCATCAAGAAAACATTGAGTGCATAATAAATGAATATTACTATTTATTCTATTTGTCAAATTTATATAAGTATTTACAGATATATCTAAATTTTTTGTTGGAGGTGGATTAATAAATCTGTTAAATTGATATTCCAATGTTGTTTGACTTGGAAATATATGAGGTATATTATTATAAGTACTTATTTTATTTACATTAATACTCATATCATATAATACATCTTTAATAGTAAATAATTCTTCTAATGGTCGCAATGTAAAATCAATAACTAACTTACTATATTGAATGCATATTAATGGAAGTGCCATAAATGATGCCATAGTATACCAACTGCTAACTGGTATATATAAATTATATTCTCTTATAGATGGTTCAATTCCACTAATATCAGTATTGGCTCCATAAATATTAAATGCATTTGGATAATTATTATTTCTATTATTAAAATTTGCCGGATCATTTAGTTCACTAATATTTCCAGTCATAATATCAAATAAGTCTTTTTTATGTTTATCAAAATCACGCTCAACAACATTTTGTATATAATTACCACTAAATTTTTGAATAGTTATTCCATCAATTGTTATAACAACTTCTGTTATTAATTGACATCCAATATGCTTAATCCATTTAAATTCATATGGTCTATAAGTAGCACTAATATCATTATATTGATTATAATGTAATATAGGACTCCATATTGTTGGTAATTTTACTACTAAATAAGTATCCATTAATAAGTCACCATAACGCTCTATTTTAAAACTAAATTTTGTTGGTTTTGAAACTTCCAATTCTTTTTGTCCTATTTGGTCTATTCTAAATTTTTGTAATCCAAAATTAGTATATTTTGAATATGTGGATTTAAAGAAACTTTTGGTGGGATTGCCGGTTAAAATAATATTTAGATCACCAACTGCTACTAAGTTTAATAATCCACCTGCCATAGTCTAATATTTAATATACTATAATAATTTTATACTAATATTAAATTATTATAATTATTTTATTATTATTTTATTGTAATTTTAATTATTATTACTAAATTATTTTTGTTAAAATTTAATGTTTTAATATATAAATATTGTATTACTTAAAATAATGTCAGAATCATCTGAACCATTAAAATTTACAAAAACTAAAACAGTTTTAAAACAAATGTATGAAGTTACAAAAGCATCAACTAATTTAGCATTAAGTTTTTTTCCAAGCGGAACTTCTACAACATCAGTATATTTTTATATAACAATGACTATTATAATTATAATATTAATAGTATTATTTGGATGGATATATGACAGATTGGATCTTGAAAAACGAACTTGTACTAAATTAGAAAAATATTATAAAAAAAATATTGGACAATCTTATTTTACAAGTGCTAATACTGTTCAAATAAGTGTTCAGGGTTCAAACCATAGTAACTTTGATATATCAAATTCTATATTAAAAAATTATTATGTTAAAAGTGCATATAATTGTTGCTGTGGTGATGGATATAAAAATAATTTTGTAAATTTATGTGCTTTAGAAAAGACTATAAAAAATGGTTGTAGATTTTTAGATTTTGAAATTTATTCATACAATAATGAACCAATTATTGCTTCGTCGACTGCAAATAGTAATTATATTAAAGAAACATATAACTCTTTAAAGCTAGATGAAGTATTAACTACTATTACTTCTAAAGCTTTTAATGCAATTAATACAAATTGTTATAGAGATCCATTAATTTTAAATTTTAGAATTATGAGTACAAATTTAACAATGTTAGAAAAAATTGGAACATTATTTGAACTTCATCTAGAACCAACTACGGGTGGTGTAGAAACATTTAAATTAATGAAACAACATAATTATACTAATGGAACTATAATAAATGTTCAAATGAAAGATTTATATAAAACAATTATTATTATATGTGATTTTTATCCGTCAAATAATATATTAGAAACAAATGAACAATTATCCAAGTTAAAAACATATATTAGTTTAAAGGGAAAAGGTGAATATTGTAAAACCTATAGATACAATGAAATAGTTGGTAAAACTAATCATTTTATAGACGAAACAAAAAGAAGTTTTATAATAGTATTACCAACATTAAATAATTCAATATACAATGATGAATTTGCTTCATCATATGGTTATGGATGTCATGCAATTGCTATGAAATATCAAACTTCCGATGCAAATTTAATAGAATATAATAAACAATTTGAGAACAAAGGAAACTATTCGTGGAATATGAAATCTGACCATTTAATTACAAATGTTCCACTACAATTTGCAATTATTCCTTTTACAAGTCATAGACCTGAAAGTGATATAAGAGGAAGAATAGAAGCTCTTTTAGCTTAAAAATAACATTATAAAAATATTATAATAACATACTATGTTATATATGTTATTATGACTTCTTTTGAAGAAAAAGAATTAAAAATATTAAGAAAAGCGATTGACAATGCAAGTTATGAAGTAGGAAAAAAATTAGCCCAATCTGATACTATTAAAAAAATAATAGAAATATTAGAAGAGTTTTTAAGAACACATAATACATTATGTTATGGCGGAACAGCTGTTAATAATATATTACCAGAACAAGACCGATTTTATAACAAAGATATTGAAATACCTGATTATGATTTTTTTACGCCATTAGCTATGGAATATGCTACAAAGTTAACAAATATATATTATAAAGCTGGATATGAAGAAGTTGAAGCCAAATCGGCAGTTCATCCTGGAACATATAAAGTATATGTTAATTTTATACCTATTGCTGATATAACCTATTTAGACAAAAACTTATTTAATAATTTGTTTAAAAAAGCTATTAAAATAAATGCTATAAATTATTGTCCCCCGAATTTTTTACGCATGGCTATGTATGTTGAATTGTCTAGACCTATGGGAGATGTTTCACGATGGGAAAAAATATTGAAGCGCATTATTTTATTAAACAAAAATTATCCTTTAAAAGGAGAACTTTGTAAAAATATGATATTTCAGAGAGATTATGATGGTCCAATTTTAGAGCGAAACAAAATTTATGAAATATGTAAGGCATCATTTATAAATCAAGGATTAGTGTTTTTTGGTGGATATGCTGCATCACTATACAGTCAATATATGCCCAAAAAAGAACGAGCACAAGTTAGTAGTATTCCTGATTTTGATATGTTAAGTGAAAACCCAATGTCTAGTGCATTAATATTAAAAGAACAACTTAATTATGAAGGCTTTAAGAATGTTGCTATTAGAAAAAAGAAGCC